CCAGGTTTACGAATGGGTCGGTCCAATCCACCACAAATACCACCATTGACATTGATAGGACCGTTGAAACAACGATCTATGGTGGCGCTTCATCAACATGGTCTGGAACCAATATCACCGCCAGTGGAGACGTTTCAGATTCCTCCACAACTTTCACAATGACGACCGCAGGCGATCCCTTCCAACTGGAGATCACAACCCGCGCAGCGGGCATGATCGAGGAGAGCCTGGTCACCGAAACCATCGAACAGGTTTCAACTACCACAAGCTTGTCGGTGTTCTCGCAGTAATTTTTTGCCAACCGGCATTTGCTGAAGAACCGACTGTTGCTAACCAATCAAGCCCCACGGCCCTAGCCACTGGCAACGTCTCAAACGTGGCCTATCAGTTCCAGAACAATGGCGCACCTTCGCGTCAATACTTTGGAGCTAACAACAGCTGCAATGGAGCGACGATGACGTTTAGCCCGTTCTATATGGGCAACGACACAATCAGCGACAGCTACAGCAGAAACAATAATTGGGGTGCTCAACTTAACTTTGCCGTGCCTCTCGATGGAGGAATGACAGAGTTATGTAAGCAAATTGCAAGACGGCACGAACAAAAAATGAGACTCGATCAAGCTTTAGTTCGGGCCTTGAAATGTGGTGAATTGCAACGCCAAGGATTCACTTTTAGACCCGGAAGTCAGTTTGAGTTTTTATGTAATGACATCGTTCCTATTGTGGCTTTGCCTAGTGTTTCTGCTGTACAAATTCCTAAAACTAATTAAGGCTTACTGATATGTCTAGAGCCAATGAAGACGCTTTCGATGAGCTGCATGGACTTCTTACGACTGAGCTAATTACTCGTATCAAGTCCGGCACCGCTACCACGTCTGACCTCAAAGCCGCGGCCGACTGGCTGTCTAAGAACAATGTGACTGGTGTCGCCGCCGAGGGTAGTCCCCTAGCTGGCCTGGCCGGTCTCATCCCAGAGCTGACTTTTGACGACGTTCAGAACCACCTGTAATGGCACACGCTGGATCAAGTAAATCCAGCCGTCACTACGCATCCAACAGTAAATCTGCCGCTAAGAAGCGAGCGTATGACCGCGAATATCGCAAACGCGAAAAGGGTTCGCTCGCTCCTGATGGCCCAAAGAAACGCCGACTGAACGCAGAAGGTGCGAAACGTTGGGCTGAACGCAAGCGCAGAGGCATTGCTGGCAAAGGTGGAAAGGACATTTCCCACACCAAGTCTGGACGGCTGACGACAGAAAACCGAACTAAGAACCGTGGCCGTAACGGCAAGAACGGTAGATCAACCAAAAAGTAAACCCATTCCTATGAGCCACCGATGGATCGAACCCCCCGAAGCCTCATGCACGAACTTCTCACATTCCGTTCTGGTGATGCCAAGCGGATGTGGAGAGAAGAAATCAAGCGAAGGGATGGGTTCAAATGTGTTTACTGCGGAAGCAGTGAAGACCTGACAATCGATCACGTCGTCCCCCAATGTCGGGGTGGCGGCACTACTTCATCTAACTGCGTGACTGCGTGTCGCTCCTGCAATCTTGCGAAAGGATCCATGCAGGTAGATGAGTTCATGGACACTGTTTTATCTATTGCATCATGACTGCTGAAACAATTACTAAGACTGCCTACCTGAATGGCGTCAAGCGCACCGTCCCCTACGGCTATGCCATCGACGACGTTGTGGCTACCCCTAACGCTTCCTACACCGTAGGAGAACTGATCAACCTGATCGAAGCTGAACAGAACACCCGCGTTGGTTCTGGCACTGGCTTCGGCGTTGCTTCCCTCGCTTGATAATCATGCCACAAGGAAAAGGAACTTACGGCTCCAAAATGGGCCGCCCCCCTAAGAAAAAGAAAGGTAGCAAAAAGAAATGAGCCTCTACCGCAACATCAATAAGCGCAAGAAAGCTGGCACCTCCCGTAGCAAAAAGAACAGCACCATTAGTGCTAAGTCTTACGCCAACATGAAAGCTGGCTTTCCCAAAAAGAAAAAAAAGAAGAAGTGATCAAGTGGGGCATTTCGCCCCACCCTTTTTTATGGATGTCAAAGAACTACAGCAGAAGATCCAATCGGACTTCCGCGTCTTCCTCACCCTTGTCTGGCGAGAGCTGGACCTACCGAAACCTACACGCGCTCAGCTCTGTATTGCTGAGTACCTGCAACACGGTCCTAAGCGCTTGCAAATCTCGGCGTTCAGGGGCGTGGGCAAGTCATGGATTACTGCTGCTTTTGTTTTATGGACCCTGTACCTAGACCCGGACAAAAAGATTATGGTGATCTCTGCAAGCAAAGAGCGTGCAGACAACTTCTCGATCTTTTGTCAGAAGCTGATAATCGACATAAGTTGGTTAAACCATCTAGCACCGAACTCGGACGATCAGAGATGGTCAAGGATCTCTTTCGATGTTGGTCCCGCTAAACCTCATCAGGCACCGAGCTGTAAAAGTTGCGGGATAACGGGATCTTTGACCGGTTCGAGGGCCGACCTTCTCATCTTTGATGACGTAGAAGTTCCAAATAACTCGGCAACAGATATGCAAAGGGAAAAACTTTTGCAGCTAATTACTGAAGCTGAATCTATCCTTACTCCGAAAGATGATTCCCGAATATGCTTTCTTGGGACACCGCAGTCGACCTTCACCGTTTATCGAAAGCTGGCCGAGCGTAACTATCGCCCATTCGTATGGCCCGCACGCTATCCGAAAGACATCGGTCAATACGAAGGACTACTTGCGCCCCAACTTGTGGAAGACCTTGAGCAGGGAGTGGAGGAATGGTCACCCACCGACTCCCGATTTGGAGAGCTAGATCTGCAGGAACGAGAGACCTCTATGGGTCGCTCGAACTTCATGCTGCAGTTCCAGCTAGACACCTCCCTCAGTGACGCTGAGCGCTTCCCTCTCAAGTTTGCTGATCTAATTGTCACCCCACTCGGAAACGAGTGTGCAGAGCGCTACGCATGGTCTTCAGACCCGCGCTACATGATCAAGGATCTAAACCCCGTAGGACTGCCCGGAGATCGCTTCTACGCCCCCATGTACATCGATGAGGGGATGTGTGAATACACGGAGACCGTCATTGCCTGTGACCCGTCTGGACGAGGTAGTGACGAGACAGTCGCCTGTGTCATCTCACAAGCCAACGGATACATCTTTGTCCGTGACATGAAGGCGTTCCGTGATGGCTATAGCGACGAGACGCTCAGCTCCATCGTCCGTATGGCAAAGCGCTATGGGGCGTCCCGGTTGCTCGTAGAAAGCAACTTCGGTGACGGCATGATCTGCGAGCTGTTCAAAAGACACATCACACAGCAGCAGGCGTCTGTAGTCACTGAGGAGATCCGCTCGACCATGCGTAAGGAAGAGCGCATCATCGACACCCTGGAGCCGGTCCTGAACCAGCACAAGCTGATCATGGACCCGAAGGTCTGGGAGTGGGACTACGCCTCTAACCCTAATGAGCCGCCTGAGAAGCGTCTGGAGTACATGCTCGGATCGCAGTGGTCAAGGCTGACGCGAGACAGAAATTCTCTCCGCCATGACGACCGCATCGACGCCCTGGCGATGGGAGTGCAATGGTTCGTCGATGCCATCGCTCAGAGCGCTCACAAGGCCCAGGCCATGCGTAAAAACCTGGAGTGGCAAGCCATGGTCCAAGCCTTTGAAGAGCACCCCCATGAGGCCACAGATGCCCTAGTGCTGGGCCGGTCCTTTCAATCGCTCAAACACCTTGGTACGACTAAGGTTTGGGACTGGTGAATTTATTGGGCGCACGTAAGCAGAGAGAGTGGTGCCTCTCTGTGTGGATTTTTAATCACATGCGGTGAGTTTCCCCCTTGTTTCATCAGGGGGATTCACAACTCCCGGCACCCCCGCGCATCCAGGGTTTTGGTAGTTCCCTAGTTTGCGTAACCTCTCTCAAATTCGCTCAGTGAAGCCCTGTATTTCCCTCCGTGGGGGGACTATAGGGGGGTAGTTTTTACCCTAACGTCTAAATTGCTAGTGAAGGGGATATACCTATACCCCTTTATAGTTATTACTATCTAATACTACTAAACGCTATAACCGTTATTACTATTAGTGTCTTCTACTACTAAACATAGTCCTGTACAACTAATTAGTGTTACTCCTAATGCAGAGCAACTGATTGCTTACTGTGCTCGGGTATCGAATGTGAAAAACCAGACGAACCCTGACAATGAGAAACTAATTAGATACCTCATCAAACATAACCATTGGTCTCCACTGGAGATGGCTCATATTGTGATGTCTATTGAGACCACTAGAGCTATTGGTGCTCAGATCCTAAGACACAGATCATTCAGCTTCCAAGAGTTTTCTCAGCGCTATGCCGATGTGTCTGATATTCAGTTCGCTAAACCTCCCGCGTTGAGGCGACAAGACACCAAGAACCGGCAGAACAGCATCGATGATCTTGATGATGCGACTAAGGCTGAGTTCAGTATCAGAGCTAAATACCTCTTTGACAGCTCTGAACGGCTCTACAAGGAGATGTTGGGAGCTGGAGTAGCAAAGGAGTGTGCGAGGGATGTATTGCCCCTCTGCACGCCTTCTAGGCTCTATATGGCGGGTTCTGTGCGGTCCTGGGTCCACTATGTCCAGCTTCGATGTGGCAATGGGACGCAGAAAGAGCATCAAGACATTGCAAAGCTGTGTCGGAAAGAGCTGCATAAAGCGCTGCCGACAGTGATGGCTGCAGTGGACTCCCTCAAAAAATGACAAAAATTTCCGTTACCTATACGCTTATGGGCGGCAAAACTAGTACCCCCGTACTACCCCCTTCGATCTGAGGGTGGCAGGGGGGCCTTATTGCGAACGCATGAGAACGACTGCGGCGCAAGGGATCTGGGCAGGGCCACGGTAGACTACGCATCTACCGTTGGCCCGGCTGACCCCTGAAATCACCTGGATTCTCAATAGTGACTGCAAATGAGAATCAATAAGGGCATGAGTAGTACGTATGTACTGCCAACCCAGTGTTCGTACAGGTTTTTAGTCATCTGTTCGATTTCTAACTCATACTCATTATGGATAAGACATCAGCATCAATGCTCAGGTACAGCTTGATCGAGATGGGCAAGCGCATCAACACCCTTCTGGACTTCATCCCTGAAGACATCACATGGGAGCCAGGGGAAGACCCATCCATCGACGAGGCAGCAGACGCCATCCTCGCCATCGAAGAGGAATGGATCATCGACGACGAACAACGCGCCAAGTTCAGCGTGATTGAGTTTGAGTAGACCCACTGAGCTGGTTACTCACCTCCTACACTCAGGTGGTGGGCTTAGTCGGGCTCACACACATTTATTCATCGCTTCATACCGTTACTCGCCACTGAGGGATGGCTAGAGCAGTGTCAGCGCGTGAGCGGCTGCATCCCTCTACTCTCATTTATGCAGTAAACGCAAGACACAGCATTCAATCTGCAAGATGAGGTAACCTGTACAAATGATGCAGGGACACACCTAGTGTGTATCCTGTGTGTGTCGTCGTTCTACTTGGAGTTGTGCCAACAGCGCTTGACAGGGTACAGGTACTACTGCAGCCCAAGGTCTACGCACAACTCAAGACCTTGGCAAAGCACAACAAGCACAGCCTTAGCCGTATGGCTGCTGAGCTGGTAGTCCATGCCATGAACACACCAACGTTTAAAGCACAGCTTGAAGAGGCAGCGATCAAGTTCCCTCCAAAGCAAGACCCACGCATTGGGGCACCGCAGGCACAGTTCAGAGAGGAGATCACACAGGCAGCCATAGATGGTGCTGACCTGAACAAGCCAGAGATCAAGCGTCTGTTGTCTGCTCTGTTGTCTCAGCTCGACGACGACGATCAGGACTAGCGAATACCC